TGGTGTTTTATAGTTTAATATTTTTGTTTTAATTTCTTCAATTGGTAATTTTAAAACTATTGAGTCTTCATCTATTCTTTCATGTGGTTCTTTATATTCCATATGTAATAAATCAAATATATCTTTTTCTGACTTAAAAAGTTTGTCGATTTTTTCTTCTTTGGTTCTTATTGAATTGGTAGTTGTAATTTTATGAAATCCGTGTTCATTTAATGTTAAACCAACATTTAATGCATGTTGTCTCATTGCTGTGTTAAACTCTTTTGAACCCGTAAAATATAATATTGAAAATGCATATTCGTCCGGAAGAGAATACAAAAAGTCGATGCGGCGAGGAATTGCGCCTTGATTCAATAATTTTCCAATTGTTAAGCATTTTGTTTCTCCGTTTGATAATAATTCAAGCACTATTTTTTTTGTAGTTAATTTTTCGATAAATTTTTGGTATATAATTTTATTATTGTTATATGATGTAATTATTAAATCAATATCTCCAGACTCTGATTTATTTCTTCTGAAACTGCCAACTATTTCAAAGGTATTATTTTCTTGTGTTTCATTATTTTCTGTTAATGTTTCGTTAAAATTTTGTGTTAATAATTCTTTAAACTCTTCGATTTCTGTTCTTGGAATTCGCTTAAGTAAATCTTCATAATATTTTAGTCCAATTTTTTGTTTTGCATTTAATAATGGTAATTTGTTTTCTTGAATAGCGTCTTGTTGCAATCTAAGTTCTTCTAGTGTTAAAATGTTTTTACTGTTTACTAATTCTTTTGCCTTTGCCGGTCCAATTCCATAAATATTTGTAAATATGTTTATTGGATTTGTTTTTTCTTTTTCTACTGCTTCTAAGGTTCCTGTTTTTATAAATTCATCGAACTTTTCTAAAATGGTTTTTCCTATTCCGGGTAGTTTAAGTTTTTTTAGGTCGTTTGATGATTTAAGTTCTTCACTATTTGGATTTACTTTTAAATATTTATTTAATACAGTTAGTGCTTTAATATATGCAGTTGATTTGAAATGTTCGCCTTGATTTTTTGTAATAGTTACAAGACTATTTAGTAGTTTTATAAATTTTTTAAGAGTGTTATTTTCATTCATTGTTGCTTTTAATAGTATAAAAATTTATTTTTAAATTTTTTCAATTTTAGTTTATATAATTGTTTGTTTATGTTAAATTTTTTCTTACTTTTTTTATATAATAATAATATATATTATGCCTTTACAAGTTGTTACACATGGCACTAACCAACAATTTATTAATGGTATACCTGTAGTTAATAAACGTTATAATCTTTCTCTAGATACTAAACGTTCAAAATCTAAACAAGTAAATGCTGATATAATTGATAATGATAAACACTATAAGTTACAAGACTCATTAGAACATTTTTTGCAAAAAATGTCTTCTAAAAAATTATCATTGTTTGATTTTTTAGAAAATGAGAAAAAAATTAGTACTCTAAATAATGAACAATATAAATCATATTTAAATAGTATTGCTAAATATGACACGGTTAATAGTGTAAAGCAAACTAGAAAAGTTAAAAGAAATAAAAATAAAAATAAAAATAAAAATAGGAATACAAGAAGAGTTAAAAGAAATAGGAAACTAGGAAACTAGGAAAATAGGAAAATAGGAAAATAGGAAAATAGGAAAATTAGTTAATGTTACTATTTAAACAATTAATAATAACATTATTAGTAAATCATGATTGTTGTAATTTTATTATTTATTACAACAAATGGACCATGTGTTAATACACCATTTTTGAATGAACGATGTATAAATTATCAAATTAATAATAGTTGTAGTTTGTTAAAACATAATTATTATGAAATAATTGATGAGCGAATTGATGAATTAACGAGAGATTTTTATCAAGATATTGCAATAGTGATTGGTGTTTTTATGTTTTCACTTATTTTTTCAACCTTATTTATTTCAAATTGTGTATATAAAAAAATGATTGATGAATTTGTTGAAAAATATAATAATAATAAACTACTTTATGATTATGATCCTTATTTTTATAAATTTTTAGATGAATATGATTTATTAGAAAAAAAGGCAATGGATAGTACTTATTTAGATTCACTACAATATAAATATATTAAAGAAAATACACCATGTGGCGATGTAATTCTTAGTTATAATAATGAATATAATAGTTTTATCTATTATTGTAAAAAATCAAATAGTGTTGGTTTTAACTATTTAGAGGTTGTTTCAAGAATATATGTTGTAAATTTTGATTGTAAAAATATTTATAATGATAATTTTGATAATCTCACTTTGTTATATAATAGTAAATATGGTAATAACAATTGTTTACCGCCTATAACATCTTCTGAACCTAGTGTTTTTTTTTCAAAGAAAATAACTTCTTCTAAAAATAAAACTGTAGATAATTATGTTTCTAACACATACAAATATAAAGGGACAATTGATGAGTTTTATAATCATTGTACTATTAATAAATTTAAGATTTGTTATATTACTAATAATGATGTTTCTGAAAATAGACTTGGAGACTTTAGTAGTTGTTTTTTTAATTTAGAAAAAATGTCTATATTAGATGATTTAGGTAGTGCTAATGTGGTAAAATCTATTAGTTTTAAAAGTTTTAAAAGTTTAAAAACACTTGATACAAATAATAGTCTTATTAACACTAATTGTTAGTTATAATTTATAGTTATAATTTATATGTCTATTAAATATCAAAAGATTGATTCTAATTTTTATTTGTATTTATTGTTAATAACTTTCTCTTCTATTGCTTCTCAATATATTTTTAAAAAAGCATATGCTAATGTTAATGCTAATCCTAATGCTAATGTTGATGCATTGGTTTTGTTGGGATTGTTTCAATATACGTTTACAGGTTATTGCGTTTATAAAGTGTTAAATTATGGAAACTTGTTAGTTTTGAATATAATATGGCATCTTGTATATTTTATTATACTCTTTATTATTGGATTTTTAATATTTAAAGAAAAATTAAATTATCAAAAAATATTTGCATTGGTTCTCGGTTTAATTAGTTTAATAATCTTTATGTTTTATGGTGTTGAATAGTGTTTTTTAAAATTTAGAAATCCGATTGATTCTTCGATTGAAAATGATGACTCTAATTCTCTTATTGCAACTGATAGTGCTTTGATTTCAATTGCAGATAAAGACTCTATATAGTCTTTTACACAATTGTTTATAGTTTTTAAATCTATAATACTTTTTTCATTTAAAACTTCCATCTTAAAAAGTCTTAGTACTTTAATATTATATATTAATAATTAACATTATATAAATTAATCAATTTTATTTTTTACGCTAATTACTATATATTTAACATAAATGCATATATTACTCTTTTATTATTATTGTATAAATTATTTTTATATATTTGTGTAACAGCATCATTAATAACATAATTGTTATTTAATATAAATTGTGTAAATTCATCTAACTGTTCTTGTGTCATTAAATTTATACTAGAATTAGTACTATTTGATAGTGTATTACTTATTCCATAGCTACAATATGTTTTGTTTATTGTGTCTTCATTTGTTGAAGGTCTTGTTATTCTTATGTTTTTAGTATATTTTTTTAATTCGCCGTCTGGTTCTTTATTTAATGTTAATAATGTACTATATTTTTCGCATAATGGCTCATAATATATTTCTGAATATAATACAATTATTGATGTCATTGCAGTGATTATGTAATAATATAAATACTTATAATATATATTATTATGTTATCTGAAAAACAATATTTGAATTTAGATAAAAACATTGAAATGATTGGAAATGAGGAAAAAGATGCAGATTCTAATGATGCAAAAGGTAATTATGAAGATGCTAATATGGAAAAAGGTAATTATGTAAAAGATGTAAATGCTAATGATGCAAATGATGCTAATGCCAATGATGCAAATGCCAATGATGCAAATGCTAATGATGCAAATGCTAATGATGAAAATGCCAATGATGCAGATGCTAATCAAGGAAAAGGTAATGATGCAGATGCTAATCAAGGAAAAGGTAATGATGCAAATGCTAATGATGCAGATGGTATTGTTAAAAATGTTAAAAATAATAAACTTAAAAATAATTTGTTGGGTCAAGGTAGTTATGGGTGTGTTTATTATCCCGGTATTACTTGTAATGGAAAAATCAATAATAAACCGTATGTTACAAAATTACAAGAAGTTACGTTTTATAGTGTTAATGAAATTAGTATTGGAAAATATATAAAAACACATGTTTCAAAGTATAAGTCTTTTTTTGCTCCAATTATTAAATATTGTGTTGTTACTTTTCAAACTATACAAAAATCGGATTTAAATATTAATGATTGTGATATACTTTTTTCTAGTCATAAAAAATATTATAATGAAAATTATAATAAAAAATATGATAAGCAATATGAACAGCCATATCAAGGTTATTTAAAATCAGCATCTGATAATTATAAAAAAGAGTTATATGATAGATTGCATACTAATTATTATTTAATGTATATGAATTATATACATAATCAGACTATCAAATCTTTTTTTAAAAATTTTAACAATTTTGATATTTATAGTGTTGGGTTAATTAAATCGTATTTTATTATAGTAAAATCTATAGGTATTTTAATAAGTAATAAAATTATTCATAATGATTTACATGTTAATAATATATTAATTAATTTGAAAAACAATAAACCCATAATTATTGATTTTGGGTTGGGTATATTTTTTGATAAATGCTTTGAATATAAGAAACAATTTATTAATTTTGAGTACTTAAAAAATACACTTTTTGATTTTAGAGACGACCAATATCATGTATTATTAGAAAAAAGGTTTATTTCTTTTATAATTTATAATAATTCACAGTATTATAATGTTAATATTTCTGAAAATTCAAAAAAAAATGAGTTAACACTATCTATTATTGATATGTTTATTAAAGATTCGTATGAAACTATTGCAAACCAAAAAGTAATACCCTTTAATGATGTTGAATTGGCCGAATATTATAAATCTTTAAAACAATTTTACTATCAATTTTTAAATAAATATAAATATCCAAATTATAGTGTAATTGTCGTCTATTTGTTAAACTTTGTTTTAATGTATACTGATTTATATAGTGTAGTTTTTGATATTTTTTACATTAATTATTCATTGAAGCTTGAAACCAAAAATAGTAATAGTGGCTCTAAATTATTCTTTGATTTTTTCTTGCAATTATTTAAAAAAAATTTACATCCAAATCCATTAATGCGTCTACAACATAGTCAAATAAATAAAATTTTTACTTATATTATACGTTCTATTAAAAAATTTAATAGTGTTATTTCTTATGATGTATTTATTAAAGAGTTAAATGATTTTTTAATTTCTCAATCTATTAATACTAAGATTTTGTTTCATAAAACATTTGCTTCTATTGACTTTCATACCATTTTTAATAAAGATGTTTACTATTTTGTTAAACAGAATTTTTAGTTTGTTAATTGTTTTTTTTTACTACTATTATTAATGAGTTAATTCTTGTAAATGTGTTATTTAATTTAGTTTCATAATTTTTAGTTTCATAATTTTTAGTTTCATAATTTTTAGTTTCATAATTTTTAGTTTCATAATTTTTAGTTTCATAATTTTTAGTTTCATAATTTTTAGTTTCATAATTTTT